GTTCCCGAGCATGATGTAAAAATATCAAGAACAATTCCCAAGGGTGATATTTGTATAGAAAGCGTACCACCAGAAGATTTCTTTGTAGATCGTAATGCTCGTGGAATTGATAATTTCTATATTTGTGGTCACAGCACAGAAATGCGTGTGGGTGATTTGTTGGCTATGGGCTTTAAGCTAGAAGACTTAGATGGTTTAGAGGGTGGTCAATACAGCGTTGTTGATGATGAAGCAGAATTTGCTCGTAGAGGGTACTCTATAGATGAAGATAGTGATGAAAATATTACTACAGCTTCAAAGAAAATAACCGTTACCCAGGCATATATGGAATTAGATATTGAGGGTACTGGAATACCTAAATTGTATCAGTTTATATGTGCTGGCTCTATCTACAAAGTATTAAACTTCTATGAAGCTGATAATGCACCATATGCTATATTTGAGTGTGATCCAGAGCCACACGCATTTTTCGGTACAAGCTTAGTTGATTTAGTAATGGATGACCAAGATGCTGCAACTTCTATGTTGCGTGGTATTTTAGATAATGTTGCACTAACAAACAATCCTGGTCTTCAAATTATGGATGGTCAGGTAGCCGTTGATGACCTTTTAAATAACGAAATTGGGCGCATTGTTAGAGTAAAACAACCTGGTGCAATAAGTGAAATGGTTGTGCCATTTACTGCTGGAAGTACATTGCCAGCGTTGCAGTATTTTGACCAATTGGTAGATAACAAAACTGGTGTTTCTAAAATGGCGCAAGGGCTAGACCCTGATGTGCTTAAATCCTCTACAGCAACAGCGGTAGCTGCTTCTATGGAAGGTCAAACAGGTCAAGCAGAAGTAATTGCCAGGAACTTTGCAGAAGGTGGCATGAAACAACTGTTTTCATTAATGCTAGAGCTAATGGTTAAAAACGCAGACGGTGAAGAAATGATGCGTTTAAATGGTTCTTTTGTACCTGTAGATCCAGCAGCTTGGGAAACAGACATGGATTTAAGTGTAAATGTAGGCATAGGTACAGGGCGTGAAAATGAACGTATGGCAGCATTACAGCAAGCGTTTGGTATTCAACAGCAAATATACAATACATATGGTGCTAACAACGGAGTAGTGACCCTTACACAAATAAGAAATACAATGGCTGATATGTTGGCTATTGGTGGTGTGAGAAATGCAGACCGTTACTTTATGCCTATGACGCCAGAAATAGAGCAACAAATGATGATGCAACAGCAGCAAATGATGCAGCAACAGCAAATGATGCAAGGTCAACAACCTGATCCAAATGCTGCATTTATGCAAACAGAGGCAATGAAAGCGCAAACAAGAGCGCAAGTAGATATGTCTAAAGCTCAAATGGATATGCAGTATAAAATGCACAAATTAGGCATGGATGACGATTTATCCAGGGATGAAATGGTGCAAGATTTGGCTGTAAAAGTTGCTGAGATTTTAGGTAAATACGGCACTGCTGTAGATACGGCTAGTATTAAAGCTGAACAAGACGCAAGCAGACCACATAATGAACAAATGATGGGTATGGGCGTTGGATATTGAGCAAAAGGCCAAACGGTCTAAATCTTTATTAGAGAATGAGTGGTTTATGAAAACCATGCAGAATTTGCGAGAACAACAAATGAATGTTTTTGCGAATAGCGCAGCTACGGAAGTAGAAAAGCGTGAAAAGGCGCATAGTATGATACTAGCGTTAAATGCAATCCAGCGTGAACTACAAGCGGATATAGACGCTCTCACGCTCATAAGAGGGAAGGGAAAGCACCGTGGAAACGACTAACCCCATCAACGGCAATGATTTACAGGCGGTTGCCGATAATTTGATTATAGAAACGCCAAATAATCCTGAGAAATCTACAGAAGAAGTTGTAGAGGCAACTGATGACGGTCAGACCGAAACAATAGAAGATGCAGAAGAAGTACAGGATGACGTTGAAGCCCAGGCCAACGAAGATGATTTGGGTGAGGAATACGAAGAAGCTGAACAGGACGAAGCTCAACAAGAGCCTGTATACACCGTCAAAATTGACGGAACGGAAAAACAGGTAACCTTGGATGAGCTTAAACGTGGCTATTCAGGGCAAAAGTATATCCAAAAGGGCATGGCTGACACTGCTGAAACTAAAAAGTCATTAGAACAGCAACAGCAACAAATTGCCCAGGAACGCCAAATGCTTATGCAAATGGTACAACAAGTGCAGAATGGCAATGTTCCGTCTATTCCCGAATATCCGTCTGAGGAACTACAAGCTAGTGACCCTCTAGGTTATTTAGAGAAAGAGGCAGAGTATCGTCGTGCCGTAGAAAAACGCCAACAATTTGACCAACAGGTTAATTATGTGGCGCAGCAAGAAGCGCAACAAAGGCAACAGCAGAACAATCAGTTTCTAGAACAACAGGCGCAACGCTTGTCGGAATGGATGCCTGAATTTGCTGATCCTGAGAAGCGTAACGTATTTATTCAAGATATGTCTTCTAAAGCAAAAAAACATTACAATTTAACAGATGAACAAATTGGAACTGTTAAAACTGCTGAAGAAGTCCGTATATTAAATGATGCGTTAAAATGGCGAGATTTACAGGCTAACAAGGGCAAGGCTCAACAAAAAGCCGAAGGCGCTAGGCCAGTAGTCAAACCAGCAGCTAAACGTGCGGCAAATTCTGGGCGAGTATCCAAAGCTAAAAAAGCAGAGGCAGCAATGAGAAGAACTGGTAGCATTGATGATGTTGCAGATTTTCTTATGAATAACTAACTTTTGCATGAAAGGATACAGCAATGGCTGTTACAGCAAATACAAATGAGACCTATGATGTCTCTACAATAAGAGAGGACTTAGCAGACGCTATGGCTTCTATCTCGCCAACGGAGACTGTTTTTATGTCTGCTATTGGCACACGCAACGTTGACAACACTTACTTTGAGTGGAGTGAAGTTGACCTGGCGGCTACTGGCGCAAACAGGCAGATAGAGGGTGATGTAGGACTATCCAACACAGCACCAACTAACGCTGTTCGTAAAGGTGGTTACACACAGATTTCAGCTAAAGTTGTAGAAGTATCTTCAACCAACCAGGCTGTTAATGGTGTGGCAAATGCACAAACTGTTGCAAAGCAAGTAGCTTACAAATTAAGCGAACTAAAGCGTGATATGGAAGCAATGCTTCTAGCAAACGTAGCAGCCGCTGTAGGCTCATCTGGTACTGCTAGACAAACAGCAGGGCTACCAGCTTACCTAACTTCTAACGTATCTCGTGGTTCAGGTGGTGCTAATGGTACTACATCTGGAACAGGTGAAAGTGGTTCGGTAAACGCAGCAGCAACAGATGGGACTTTGCGTCCTATAACAGAGACACTTCTTAAATCTGTAATTGCAGATTGTTGGAACTCTGGTGCTACGCCAACTATTGTTATGTGTGGTTCTGCACAGAAGCAAAAAATATCAACTTTTACTGGTAACGCAACACGCTTTAAAGAAGCTGAAGATAGCAAACTTAATGCTGCTATTGATGTGTATATCAGTGATTTTGGTGAGCTTCAGATAGTGCCAAACCGTCATATGCGTGTAAGAACAGTGTCTAGTGTAAATTATACACCAGATGTTTTTGTTCTTGATCCAAACTATGCGGAAGTTGCTTATCTACAAACAGCAAAGCAAGAGCCATTAGCGAAAACAGGTCTGAGCGAAAGACGTCTCATTTCTTGTGAATATGGCTTACAGGTGACTTCACAGAAAGCACACGGTGTTGTTGCAGATATAAACGCATCATAATATTAAGGGGGGCAGAAATGCCCCTCTACCAATGGAGTTTTATATGAAAATAAAAATTACTACAGATCGCCAGCCATTTTTAGATAATGAAGCTAAAAACATGGGCGATATTGTTGAGGTTAGTGCAGAAGAAGCTGCAACTTTTATTGAAAATGGATTTGCAGAAGAAGTTACATCTGATGAAAAACCTAAACGAGCGCGAAACGATAAAGGGCAGCTTATCGGAGATAATCCTGATACCCCTGACGTAAATGAAGCGTGGGAAGGTGGAGAAGCCCCAGAATGAGCAATACAGTATTAAATACCTCTTACCACACAGAAGATGGTAAGCTCGTTGTGAAGCGCTCTCAGGACGTGCAGCGCATACTTGATTTTAACAAAGAGCGAAACATAGCAGGTCACAACCCTAACAGCGAAATGCGGTTAGCTGGTTCTATCCCTTTTGTCATTGCAGAAATGTGGGCTAAAGAGTGTGGTGCAAATATAGGATCGCAAGAGTTTCAAGAATATGTTAAAAAGAAACTAATGAGTGGCGATTTTTCTAAGTTAGTAGCAAACGGATATTGATATGAATAAACCAACATTAGCATCTTTGGATAAAAGGGTAGTAAAAGTGGAAACTCAACTTGATGAACGCTGGAAACAAATGATGGCAAGAATACAAAGGGTGGAAATGGTTATTCTTGGCAGTGCTGGCGCAATTATCTTAATGTTGGTTTCTATTCTTACTAAGGTCTAATGATTGACCCAATTTCCTGTGTTAGTTTGGCCGCTGGCGCATTTAAAACTTTAAAATCTGCCGTTGCCGCAGGTCGTGATTTACAAGATTGCGGTAGCCAATTAGCTAGCTGGGGTCGTGCCATGAGCGACTTCAGTAACGCGGAAGAACGTCAGAAAAATCCACCCTTCTGGCAAAAAACTTTTAAAGGTAGTGACCAGGAAACCGCACTGGAACTATTCGCTCAGAAAAAGAA